CAGAGCGATTAACGAAAGGCGAGGGCTATGTACATGTAATAAAACATTTAAAGTCCCAGAGCGAGCTATTGAAGACGGAAGCAAAACGCCTGCAGGACCTAGCAAGGCATTACGATAACTCAGTTGTCAAATTATCAGATACACTTTTGCAGTCAGTTATCACTCATGGTCAAATTAAAACGGCATTCGTGACAATATCATCACGTAGGAGTAAGTCAGTATCAATTACTGATGAAAGTTTGTTAGGGGCGGAATTTATGCGAGTGAAGACGGAACCAAATAAGACCTTGATTAAGGAGGCACTAGACGCAGGTCAAGAAGTTGCAGGAGCTTTGATAGTAGAAAATTACTCACTAAACATTAAATAGAACTATGATACACACACCAATCAAAGATACAATTTTGCACATGACTTCAGATTGTAAGCCTGCAGCCATCGCAATGAACCAAGATACATTCGATTCGTTACAGGTGGAATACAATGAACACAGGAAGGTATTCAGCAACTTTCCAACGCAAACAAAAGCGTTAACTCATATGTTAGGCGTAAAAATTGAAATCGATAACAGCTTGAATGACATAAAAATATGCTTTTAGGAATCGCAGCATTCTGCATTATATCGGGCCTGCTATTGTGGGCCCCGCAAAGGGAAAGGCGTAAGAGCCTAAACAGATATAGAGAACCAAAAAACGAATAACAAAAAAGCCCCACATCACTGCGGGGCTTTCTCCTTTTAAACACTATAAACCACTATAGGACTTTAGCTATTGAATAGCTTTATTTTTCACGACTTTGACAACCTGCAGAACAACTGACGAAGTTACAACAATCCAATTGATACAATGTTCAACAATCGCCTCTGCTTTGTCATTACTCAGCTCCAACTTTTGCGCTACAGCCTGTTTGATCTCGTCGCTATATTGGGCAGTAATACCAGCTTTCAGTTCATCGACTGCGGCGGATATATTAGTAACGAATTTAGGCAATTTAAGTAACTCTGGTACAAGAGCGACAAGTTCAGCGAATTGAACTTTTTTATCTTCAACAATCTTTCCAATCTCAGAAATTAGCTCAGCGCTAATAACGACGCAGGTTTTTAAAGCAGACATAAGAATATTTTTTAGGTTAATAACACAAAGTTACATTATAAAATGTATATTTGTATAAAATTACAAAACTTTATGGGCAAAATATTATACATAGATGCCGGGCATGGCGGAGTCGATGCTGCAGGTAATTACACTACTCCCCCGACAAAAGGCAAGTTCTTCGACCATAAAACCGCAGGTACATTCCACAAAGGCGGCATTTTTTACGAGGGAGTATTTAACAGGTCATTTGCTGCAAAGTTTATTGAGATAGCAACTCAGGCAGGCTTTCATTGTGTTCCCGTTTACGATCCGATTCAAGATACCTCACTCGGCAATAGAGTAGAGACAGCCAATAAATATTTTGATGAGATAGCTGGCAAGACCGGTACCTACTTATCCTTCCATTCCAATGCTTTCAAAAGCGTTAACCGAGGCTTTAATGTCTTTTACCATCCGTACAGCGATAGAGGCAAAAGAATAGCAAGTAAAATTGTTAATCCAATTCAACAGCTATTCATTGAAAAAGGATCAGTCAGTCCTCAGCCGTTACGAGAGGGATGGATGGATGCAGCAAAAACTCAGATCTTTTATGTTTTGGAGGCTACAAAGATGCCATCGATATTATTTGAGTTCGGTTTCTTCGACCAGATCGACGATGCAAAAATGCTTTTCTCTGACAAATTTCAATGCAATCTTGCGCTAAAAGTCATAGAATCTTTGGAAACTGCAGACCTCTGGTAATAAATTATTAAACATAAAAACCCAAAAATGAAAATTGAAATTATAAAAAGTAAAAGCATTGCCATATCTAAGATTTGTAATAATACTGGTCAGATTGCAGGCGTGCCAAAAAATCCTCGTTTTATAAAGGATCAAAAGTACGAAAAGCTAAAAAAATCTATAGAGGACAATCCCGAAATGCTCGGGGCAAGGGAACTGCTTGTTTATCCTCTTAACGATACTTTTGTCATAATAGGCGGCAATATGCGATATCGTGCTGCGGTCGATCTCGGTTATACAGAACTTCCCTGCAAGATCCTATCAGCGGAAACAACAGCTGAGCAGCTGCGAGCATTTACTATAAAAGATAATGTTGCATTTGGTGAAAACGACTGGGACTTGCTTGCGAATGAGTGGGAGGCGGAGGAGCTGGAAGAGTGGGGAATGGATGTTCCTAATTGGAGTTTAGGAATTGACGAAAATTTAATGTCTGAAGAAGATATTAATCTTGATGATGATTTTGACCCAATAGGATTAAGCGCAGGACAGCAAAGAGTTGTTTTTATATTCGATGGAAATGAAGAGGCGGAGAGTTATTTAAACTCATTAAATGTAAAATTTATTAAAAGAAATATGGCTTGGCAAGTTGATATGTCAACAAAAAAATTTCAATTATGACAATACCAAAAAGATTCATAAGAGTATGGTTTGGAAATGATGTTATTCCAATACAATTTGAAAAATGGTGGGCGGATTTTAAAAAAATTCATCCAGATTATGAATTTATCACTATAACTGATTTTAAACAATTATATGTTCCAGATGAGATTGCCCCAATTTTAAAAAAAATTAAAACTTATGCTGGTTGGTCTGACGTTGCAAGAATATTAGCATTGTATTAATACGGTGGAATTTATGTAGACACTGATGTAATGCCTATCAAGTCATTTAATAATTTAATAAATAACATAAATCCATTTTTAGGAATGAGATCCTCTAAAAGTTTTGAAAGCGCAATAATTGGTAGTCCAAAAAATCATTTAGCAATTTATGAACTAATCAATAAACTGCCAAAATGGTTTTATGAACATATAAATCATAGCGCATCTGTTCAAACTGGCCCTGCATTTATTTCATCTGTTTTATTTGGAAGATCAGATGTTACGCATTTGCCTATAAAAACATTTTATCCATATAATGGATTTATGGCGCCTAAAAAAAATGAAAAAGAATATATGTTCAAAAATATAAAAAACTTTCCTGAGGAAATGATTGCTGCACATTTTTCTAATCATAAATGGGGAGGAAATCCAAATAAGCAAAAAAAATGAAAATAAAATATCCAGTCTATATAATATCAAAAGGAAGATATGAAAAAACGTTAACAGCCGATAATTTTGAAGCTGCTGGTATTGATTATTATATTGCAGTTGAGCCACAAGAATATGAACATTATTGTAATAAATTAGGAGTTCATAGAGTTTTAAAACTACCTTTTTGTAATCTTGGTTTAGGTTCATATCCAGCAAGAAATTTTTGTTGGGAACATGCAAAATCTATAGGAGCAAAATATCATTGGCTATTTGACGATAATATATTATTTTGGATGAAATGGATAAATGGTAAAAGAAAAAAAATTGAATCATTAAAAGAAGGATTTATATATGTAGAAAATTTCGTTGAAAAAAATAATATTTCAATAGGTGGATTTGAAGAGCCAAATTTTGTAGTAAAGCCACCTAAAAAACCATTTAAAATTAATTGTCACGTATATTCAGCTATGTTAATTAAAAATAACTTACCATTTAGGTGGAGACTAAAATATAATGAAGACGTAGACCTATGTTTACAAGTATTACATAATGGAGGAAGTACGGCGAGTTGTGTTTATTATATGGCTAATAAAGTAAGCACAGCGGTTAAAATGAAAGGTGGAAATCAAACAGAATTATATAAAGGTAATGCTCCAAAAAAAAATCTTTTAAAAGCAAAAATGTTAGAGGCGGTTTGGCCGCAATATACAAAGACCGTAATAAGATTTAATCGTCATCATCATATGATAGATTGGAAACAATTTAAAAAAAAATTATAACTATGCCAATACCCACGCCAACACCAACAGAAGACGTCGACAAGTTTATCGATCGCTGTATGTCGGACGAAAATATGAATACTGACTATCCGGACGAAAAGCAAAGGTATGCAGTTTGTCTTGTCACATACGAAAAGCAGGCGCAAAAGGAAATATTAGCTCAAGAGACATTTACCGACTATCCGCAAGCAGCGACAATAAATGCAAAGAGGGCTTTGAAATGGAGAGACGAAACAGGAAACCCGAGAGGATGCGGCACTCCGGTAGGATGGGCCCGAGCTAATCAGTTAGCAAATAGAGAGCCGATAAGTTTTGAAACAATCAAAAGAATGGCAGCCTTCCAAAGGTTCAGAAGGTTTGCCGGAAAGTCCTACGAGGAAGGATGCGGCACAATTGTCTGGGATGCGTGGGGAGGAACTGAGGGTGTAGACTGGGCAATTAGAAAAGTTAAACAAATTGAAGGCTAAAATTTATATAATGTATAAAATATATTATTTAACTGATATTTCTAATAAAATTAGATACATAGGTTTAACTTGCAAAAAGTTATCTTCAAGACTTACAGTTCACCTAAATGATTTTAGACATAATTTTCATAAAATAAATTGGATAAATAAAAATAAACCAAATATAAAAATTGTTTTAATCGAGGATAGTCTAACATTAGAGGAAGCGAAATTGGCAGAAATTCAATATATTAAATTTTTTAGGTCTGCAGGAGTAAAGTTATTAAATGCAACCGATGGAGGGGATTGTTCTCCGAATAAAGGCATAAAGGCAAAAAATAAAGGAGTTTTTAAATATAATTATGACTTGATAAAAAAAATTCAAGCTGACTATATACCTTATGTTTTTGGAACAATTAAACTTGCAAATAAGTATAATATTCCGTCTTCAACAATTGAGAGGTATGTAAAATTAAAAGTTAAAGAAATAGAAGGATGAAGAAAGAAGACCGGACACGTCTCCGCAGGGAGTTCGAATATTTGCGAGGCTGTAGCGAGATGATCAGCTGGTTTGTATTATCAGATCCGACAGATGATCAGATTGAGATTAAACTCGATAAGCTGCAAGGCCGGATGGAAACAATAACAGCAATGCTTAAGAAATTAGAAAGCCTAAACTAACAGCACAATTACAGCACAATGGCAAAAGACGATATTCAAAAGTTTAAATACAAGAAAGGTCAGTCAGGGAACCCGAACGGCCGACCAAAGTCAGCACTCAAAGACATTAAGGTTGTCCTTCAAGACCTGCTCAGCCAAGAAAAGAACGGCACTCAGTTAATCGACGGACTTATGTCGGTTGTGGTTAATAAGGCCCTTAAAGGCGATTTAAAAGCCGTCGAAATGCTTTTAGGCTATACCTACGGCAAAGCAACACAACGGACTGAGATAACGGGCGCAGAGGGTGAAAAGATAGACTTTACAATCAATGTAGTGCAGGGAAAGGAAAACCTACCTTATAAGCCAGAGTAATGAATACAACAGCCATTTTTTTATGGAATAGAACTCCAGAAAAGTACGCAAAGGTAGATAAGAATAAAAAAGTTATTTGCATCAATCAAGGCGGAACGGCAGCAGGTAAAACTTACGCTATTATGCAAGTTCTGTTTTGCCTGGCAATTGAGAATCCCGGATGGGTTATTACTGTAGTTGGACAAGATTATCCGAACTTGGCAAAGGGCAGCATAAGAGACAGCGAAAAGATAGCAGCGGAAACTCCTTTCATTTTAGCCAGCTTAGACGGAGGATTTAATCGGACATCGAAATGCTATAAATTTAAAAACGGTTCTATTTTAGAGTTTACGAGTTATCAAACGGCGCAGGATGCAAAGAACGGAAAGCGTAACGTATTATTTGTAAACGAGGCGAACGGGGTACACTATGACATATTTAACGAGCTGAATCTAAGGACAGATAAGAGGGTATTTATTGACTATAATCCTAATAGTGAGTTCTGGGTACATGAGAAGATAATCGGAAATGACAATGTCGCTTACTTTATCTCTAACTTTATGCACAATAATTTTGTAAGCGATAGCATCGTCGAGGGAATATTAAAGCTGAAAGAAAAGGATCCGATGTTGTGGCGGGTTTACGGACTGGGGCAGACTGGAAAAATAGAGGGTACTGTCTTCGATTATCGAATAGTTGATGAAATGCCATCACAAACAGATAAACGAGCTTTCGGTCTCGATTTTGGATTTACGAACGATCCAACAACTTTGGTAGAGTGCGGCATATCAGACGGAGAGATTTATGGCAAAGAGGTTATTTATCAGATAGGCTTAACGAATAGAGACATAAACTCTTTATTTATTGAGAACGGCGTAAGAAAAAACGATCAAATCTTTGCAGACTCTGCAGATCCGAAATCAATCTATGAGTTGAAGATGTATGGATGGAACATAATGCCAGCTGACAAAGGGCCCGACAGCATACAATACTCAATAAACTTGATGAAGCAATACGGAAAAATAAATTTAACGAGGAATAGTCAGAACTGGATCAAGGAGGCGCAAAATTACAAATGGCGAGAGGCGAGGGATGGTAAAAAATTAGCGGTACCTGTCGATGCGTTCAATCACTCATGGGATGCATGCCGGTACTGGGCAATGGGAATGTTAAAGAAAGGACATACAAAAGGATTATTAGCATACGGATAAAAATAAATACATGAATAAAGTAATTTTAATTGGCCGACTCGGCTCAGACTCTGACATCAAAGAAGGGAAAGGATCTACTTACACTTTACTGAATCTTGCAACGACCGGAGGATATTATGACGTTAACAAAAAATGGATCGAGGTAACGCAATGGCATTATGTTATCGCTAACTGGTCAGTCGATGCGAAAAAAGGCGACCTCGTAATGGTCGAGGGCGAGCTGGCTTATTATACTGGTACTGATGGCGTCAAAAAGACGCAAGTGCGAGCGAAATATGTAAAGGCTTATAAAACTATAGCAGGTCAGCAAAAAACGCAAGAGTCGATAACCTATGAAGCAGTAGATGTTTCAGGCGATCCTTTGCCTTTTTAATATTTTTTAACTCCAAAATTCAATAACAATGACAAACGAAGAACTCCAGATCGGGGCACAATGGATGGCAATCCTAAACGCTTACAGTCACGATTTTACAACAAAGGCGCTGTTTAATCAGACAGCAAATTATCTTAAGCAAAATCACGGACAAAAGGTTCGAGATAGCAAGTTTAAGAAAGAAGTTAAGCCCGGCACTGTACTGAATGAGCAGATAAAGCCAAAAACAAAACCAATCGGACTGATGGAAGCAGCAAAGGCAAGAGAGCAAGAAGGCCCTACTAACCTATTAGCAATTGATGAGACGGATGGAGATTTTGTTCCAAAAAATGTAAAGAAAAAGAATGTTTAATATAAACACATCGTCAGGCATAACATTCAGCTTTCCTCAAACATTGTCGGATATAACACTTGGTCAGTACATCGACTTTATGACATTTGTCGAACCTACTAAGCCATCTGAACTTATAGCTATTGAAACTGCTTCTCAGGCTAATAATGAAGCAGAAACAGAGCAGGAGAAAGAGAAAGCTGCAGTAGATTTGGAGCTGGCAGTTAATGCCTGCAACGATATTGTGATGTACCGGAAAGTTTATCCGTACTTTGCGCGAGTAGTTTCTCATTTTGCAAAGGGAATAACTGAAGCTGAAATTATTGGAGGCAAAAATCAAGGAGACGGGATGAATATCGGGAACCTTGAATATCTTTATACAAGCATTGTAAAGATGCTCAACAGCTATGAAGAACCCGAATATACAAACGTCATTTTGGTAGATGATGAGCTCTGGTATTTGCCAATGCGTTACATGGAGAAAAGTACACTAATCGAATACGCTGAGTCAAGTCAATTCGAGGCTAACTTGAAAGATGTACAAGATGGGAACTGGAAAGCACTCGCTAAGATTATGTGCGTATTAATCCGCAAAGAAGGCGAACAGTATAGCGACAAATTACTAAAGCGTGAAGAGATGTTTTTATCCTGGACGCTTGAAAACTGCCTCAAGGTTGCTTTTTTTTTGCTGAAACGAAACGAAACATCTCAACAAAATATGCTAATCTATATGGCAGCTCAGGATTTGATGAACGTAAAGCGGGAATCGATAAACTAAATGACAGTTTTGGATGGTACCTAACACTAAAAGCAATAGCAGAGAGCGGAATATTCAACCAGCCAACGCTCACGCCGTTACAATCAGCAGAACAGGCAAATCTATACGAAGCATTTACCTATCTTGCAGCATGCAAAGCTGAATCAGACTATCAAAAAAGATTATCAGAAGTACATAGTAAAAAATCGTAAAAATGAGAGTAAATCCAAGAATGCTTTTAAATAGTATTGTTCTAATTAGTTGTATATTTGGCACATTAGCTTTAACAATTGCAATACTTGCAGGCGGAGACATAGTTAAGGCGATCAGCTCAATTTTACTGTTTATGCTCGGTTGGACAGCATCAAAATATCACAATTCATTATGAATATAGTTCAAATATCTAATCTATTTAATCAGGTTTGTTTAGGCATAAACGCTCAAACAGCTGGGCGTATAGGATTTTATCATTATGGTTGGTACTCTGATATAAATGCGAACATATCAAATAACTGGACAATATCGAATGCACTCGGAAGACTATATCCTGCTGTCCAATTTATGTATCCTACAGCAAATATTGAAGTAAAAGAGAAATCAGTTAAGGGATTGCTCCGGTGCCGTTTGGTTGTTAGCCGTCCGCAATACTACGAGAATGACGGCAGCTATATTAATCAAAGTATAATAGAGGCGCAGGCAGAACTTGAAGCTCTGGCAATTAACATTATATCTGAATTTAACAGAGTTGGTCGCATACCGGCAAACGGGATGAGTACCGGCATACAAAATCCGATTACAATAGATTATTTGAGTGATGCTCACAATGAAAATTTAGTATTGGTTGATGTTGGATTTAATTTATATTACGTTTGGGAGTGCCCGACAGACGTTGTCAATATTGCAGGACTTCCTGCTCCATTCAATACGCTTCCTCCATCAATTACAGATTTAGAGAAAGAATAATATCAGGCATAATAATACAATGACAGACACAAAGGACATATACCAAAGGCTCGGGGAGCAGGTCGGCGAAGTCGTTAAGAAAGCGGTTAAGCAGGCTTTTATTCTTCAAGGGCGGTCGCTTACTGGAGCTTTGGTCAATTCAATTGATTACAATGTCAATGCGACAGTAACAAGTGCGTTTATTGAGTTCACTCTGCTCGACTATGGTATGATATTGAACTATGGAGTGCCGGCTAACCGGATACCCTACAGTCCGGGCAGCGGTGCAAAAAGTTCAAAGTATATTGACGGTCTTAAGATGTATGCAAAGCTAAGATTTGGAGCAAATGACAAAGAAGCGGAAAGAATAGCTTTTGCCATCGCCCGGAAGCATAAAAAGTTCGGAATGCCTCTTGACAAAAAGATTGGAGCAGTTCAGAATGGAATAGATGACAGCAAAAAAGAAGTCGAGGAGCTGATATCAGAGGCTCTGACTGAGGTAATAAACGTATTGTTTTTAAGCAGCTTTGCAGAGGTAAAAAAGAAAAATTCAGATTCACTAAAAATTAAATATTTCGAATAATGACACTCGAACAAGCAACACAATTAAAAGACGATCTTAACGAGCAGCTTTCAATAGCTGGCAATACAAATTTAACATATTCTGTTTATACATTTTGGAGTAATGCAGCTGAGAAGATTTACAACGTTATCCTTTACCCTATCGTCTATAAAATAAAATACGAAGCAGCAAACACGAGCGGACAGTTTTCTGTTGTTAGGGTTTCTATCAAAACGCAAAGCACAGGAGCCAAAACAGACGAGGGCTTTATAAATAATTTTAATGCTAATGTAGCTACCGACGCAGAAGCAAACGACCTATTAAATAAATAAATATGGCACTCGTTACAGCTCCGCTCTTTACGCTAAACTCGCAATATCGACCGAATGTTTTTGTTATGTCTATGACCTCTTCGGATCCGCTCGTTTTGGCAGTAGCTTCGATTGTTGTCGATGGCTTAGGAGTTACAAATATGCAGAAGGCTCCTGCCTATAACATTGGTACTACCTACTATTTTATTTTTGATGTGGCAAAGGTATTGCAGACTTACTCGGCCCCGAAAGGACAGCAAAAAACAACGGTCTTTTTAGATACGATTAACGCCGCTTACGAGGTTGCGAGCGCTGACATACATACAAGAGTCGGCTTAATAGTTAGCTATTATTATAACGATCCAGTAACGGGGCTTTTAACTCAATTCGCAACAATAGACACAGTTTCGACGGGATACCCTGCAATCGCAGGCACCAGACAGACAAGGAACTGGAATAATATGGGAATGAATAGCTATATTATTGATTATCCAATCGTCGGAGGAGTTTACGATGTATATTTTTTGACAAATCAAAGAAGTGTTTATCCTACAGCCACAACAAAAACTAATAATCCAATTCCGATTTGCAGCGGCGAAAATCTGACGATGTCTTATGTTCCAAGCAGCACAACAAACGCGCTTCGAGTGGTTGTTTATGACACTAATCAAAACGTGGTTGGTACAGCTGGCTTTATACAAATCACTCCAGGATCGACGCTCACGCCTCGCACGATTGGAGCAGGTATACAGCAACTGCAGGCAACAACAATAATACCGAGTAATCCGATGACCGGCATTCCAACGGGTTACTATTATTCAATACAAGCAGGAAATTTAACGCTTCCTTCGACATTCGTACTACAAGGAGTTAAGTATATGTACAAGGTTGTCGATTGTTGTAACGAAAGATCAGTCCGGCTGCACTGGCTCAATAGATTGGGCGGATCTGATGCCTATACCTTTACGAGCAAAAAGAAAGTCGAGGAAAAGACGAAGAGCGATACAGCTCAAAAGCCTTTAGGCTGGCTTACAACGGCGCCACCTGCTGCGAGCTACGATAAAGGAATATTTAAAATCAATCAAGAAGTAACAAGAGAATACGAGGTAGAAAGTACTTTTTATGATGAGCAGCAAGGGTCTTGGTTAGCTGAGCTGTTAAGCAGTCCAGAGGTTTACATGGAGACGAGTGATGGACTTATTGCAGTCGTCATTCAGGACGGAAAAATAACACTAAGCGAAAACGAAGAGCTGTTAAACGTGGTAATACAATTTGTAGAGGCTAATTATATCAGCGTACAATCTAACTAAAAATGGCAGACATAAAAATAATTATCGATGGCCAAGTCGCTGAGCTTCCTCCAAATGGTTTAAATTTGCCTCTGACTTATTCGCTTAGAAGTCGGGAAGGCCTGGCGATCAATTCAGGAAGCCGGTCGGAATATTCCTTCGAGTTACCGGGTACAAAGCATAATGATTCAATTTTTAATCAATTTTACGATCCTGCAATTTACACAATAACTGAGCAGGCTTTTTTATCGGCGAGTATTGAGGTTGATGGTTTACCTTTCTTTATCGGCCGATGTCAGCTGCAGTCGGTTACACTTAGGCAGGACCAATATTACTGGCAGGGGAAGAGCTACAAAGTTGCTTTTTACGGAAATAATGCGGATTGGAGTACAAGAATAGGGGACCTACTTATAAAGGATTTAACCTTTACGCCTCACGTTTATTCATATACAGATAATTACTTAGCTTGGTATTATGAATATCCAACTACAGACTTCAAATATTTGCCGATTAAGTTTAAGGATTGGGCTGTATTTGGTAGAGTAGATGCGCTTTTTGACTCTCATCCTGCTCTTTTTGTAGTTGATGTAATAAATAAAACATTCGCTTCTGTAGGTTATACTTTAAACAGCTTTTTCTTTACGACTGATTTTTTCAAGCGGTTGATAATGCCGGTACCTATACTGAATAGGAGAATAACAAATCCGCAGTTCGGTGTAGAATATATGAACGTTGAGGCTGATATGTCTCAAATTAATTTTCCGGGTTTTTTTCCTGTTTTAATTTTTACAAATCAAACAGTTGCTCCAACAATTGGAGCAAATCCTTATAATACAGCAACTGGAATTTATACCTGCATTGATTTAGGTTACTATCTTTTTGAAGTTATAGTAACACTAACAAATATTACGTCAGTCGCAGGATGCAATTTTGGTTTTAGTATAAATGGCGGTGCAATTACAGATGATTGGGGAGATTCTGTTGGAGGATACACAGCAGATACAATAATTAGAGCTGAAAAAGTTATGTTTTTAAATCCAGGTGATACAGTAGAAGTTGTTGGTTTATCATCTGTTATTCCTCCAGATACATACGATTTTGCAGCAACTTTAAAGGTAACGGGTGAGCCAGAAATATACGATGGCATACAGATGGATTTAAAATATATCATAGATTCATCATTAAAAGCTATTGATTTAATACGAGGTATTGCTCACGCTTTTAATTTAGTATTTGAAACAAACGAAGGAAGCAGAACAGTACAGATTGAGCCAGCTGACGAATTTTTATTGGAAAGCAGGGAGCCAAACGGAAGCGATCTGGAAGACGGATTCTATACAGATCCTCGTTTAGGTGAGTTTAGTCCATATGTTGACCTAAGCAAGGGCGGCGAATTGGTAAGCGATACAAAGCAACTAAGCCAGCTCAGACTTAAATGGAAGGATGACAGTAACGATGCGACAGTCGAGGCGCTTAATCTCAATGCAAATTTAGGAATATTAGAGGCCCGATATAACTTTCCTGCAAGTAGGTTTAAATTCGGTGAAACGGTTGTCGAAAATCCTTTCTTTGCTCCGACTATAGTAATTGCAGACAATGAAGTACAAGCAGTAAACAGCTTAAAAACTCCAATGATTCCGATTGTCTGGGCAGCTAATTACCTCGAAACAAGTACGAGCGCTGAAACAGTTACTCAGATTTTGCCGCGTTTATTGGTATCAGATCCTACTTTGAGCTTTGCAGAATACCCGAACGGAACTATAAATGTATTTAACGGAGCAGCGACAAATCCGCAGGCCAATCCCTTAAATTATATGGTCGATTATAACGATACAGTAGGCTTTCAGACGTCTTTGAGCTTTGGAGATGTAACTGTAAACGGATTCAATGTTTCGGGTTTATTAAAGCGTTTTTACCTTTCTGAGATGGTCCGCAAGAAGGGAGGCAAATATCTTGAATTATTTATACTCTGGGATGTACTTATGATTCAAAATTTGACGTTCAGACATAAGTTTTTAATAAACAATAATACATACATCCTACAGGAAATAAATACGTTTGACGTAGCAAAAAATCAATCCACAAAGACGTATTTTGTACTCGACTATAAAGAAGTCGGAGCAGAGGCCGACATTCAAAGTACTATTTTAGAAGCAAAAGTAAACACGATATAAAATGTCCAATACAGTTGTAGGTTTTACTATAAATATTGACGGCATACAGTCAATAAACCAGCTAAATGCAGAGATAAAGCAAACTAAGGAAGCGATGAACGCTCTCGACCTTAGCACGGAAGAAGGTAACAAGGCTTTTCAAGAACTTTCGCAGACTCTTGGCAAAATGACAGCGACACAGAAGGCGCTGAAAAAGGCTCAGGACGATGTAAATAAGTCTTTTTTACCTGAAAAAGCTGTAGGGGCTTATGATCAACTTAGTGCAAAACTGAATAAACTTCGCAAAGAGTTTAAAAATGCAGCTTTGGATGGCTCTAAAACAACTGAGGAGCTGGACAAAATGCAAAAAGAGATCCAGCAACTGGACAAAACGCTAAAGAATGTCGATGGTCAAGTCGGGCAGTTCCAGCGTAATGTCGGTAACTATCCAAAAACATTCCAAAGAGTAACACGAAGTCTGCAGCAGGTAATACCTGGATTTGAGGCATTTGCAACAGAATTAAGAGACTCTCAAGGCAATATAAATAGTTATGGAAAAGCTGTAATAGGTGCTTTTGTTGCTTTCCAAGCAGCTAATTTAATAAATAACGCCATAGGCAAATTAGACGAATTTAATAAGAAAATAGAGGAGACTCGAAATATAGTAATGCAAACGAGCGGAGCCTATGGAAAGAATCTTGACGAGTTAACTGCATCGACTGCAGCTCTCGCTCAGACGTTCGACACAGACGCAAAAACAATAACGGAAGCGGCTAAGGCTATAAGTAAAGAGTTTGGAATCGGATTTGAGGAAGCGCTCGGAAAGGTGGAAGGGGCGCTCGTCGAGGGCAAAGGAAATGCAAACGACTATCTTAATAAGATTAAAGAAATGCCTGCGGCGTTCCAAGAGGCAGGCGGAGCCATTACAGAGGTATCGGAAGGTAATAAGCGATTACTGGATTCTAATAAAGAGCTGGCAACATCTCAGATCAATGTCGCGAAACAGACGAAAGACATTGTTCTAAGTTTTAAGGAGTTTAAAAATGCGCTAACTGGTCAGCTGATAAATTTAGTAGTCTCTTTGTTTAATGCTTTGAAGCCTATCGGGATGGCTTTCTACGATCTCGGGAAAGCTGTTTATAATTTTTTAGCAGCGATAGGTGGTATTTTTGGCGCGGGAGGTCAGGCGATTTCTGTTATTGACTTGTTTGCTGCAGCAATAAATCTATCTCTTGCACCTTTACGATTTATTATAGGTCTCGTTACGGGACTGATTGGTATTATGACTCAGCTTGCACCTTATTTATTTGCGGCTGGTGTGGCGGTTGGAACGTTTACTCTTGCGATTAATTTAGGAAGGATAGCTGTAGCATTAGCAGCGGCAGCAACATACATTTATAATGGGGCAATAGTCGCTTATACGGCAGTAACAAAAACGGCAAAGTTAGCTCAAGAAGCATTTAATGCAGCAGTAAAAAAGAATCCAGTAGGTCTAATTGTCGGCTCATTAGTTGCGGCTGGTTCTGCTGTTGCTGCTTATGCCTATGCGACAAAAGAAAGCACAGACGCAAGCGAAGCAAATACTACTGCATTGACAAAAGAACAACAAGAAATAAAAGCCAAAGCGGAGGCGGAGCAAAAGGCAATTGATGACAAAATGAAAGCAGATCAAGAAGCATTTGAGGCTCAGCAAAAGATTGACGCTGCGGAGGCGAAACGCCTGCAGGATATAGATGAAGCAAATAAAAAATATACGGCAGCTGTTGAAAAATTAGGGCAGGAGAGAGTTAAATTTATAGACTCTGAACTGGCAGCGCAGAAAAACGCACTCGCTTTATTGTCCGACCTTCGGGCCCGTTACATAGACGAGCAGATTAAAAATATTAAAGACGATCAAGAGCGACAAGTTAAGGAGATAAAGATAGGCTCCGAGAGACAGCTCCTCGCACTTGACGAGCAGCTCAAAGCATTGCAGGAAACAAACAAAGCAAGAGCGGAGGAGGGAAATAAACAACTGCAGGAAGCTGTTAAATTATACGGGAAAGGATCTAAGGAAGTCGCAAAGATTAGAGAGGAGAATGCAAAAGCCATCGAACAATCTGGAGCAGAGGAGAAGATCGTCGCTGCTGAGATAGCTAATATTAAAGTCGAGGTAACTAAAAAAGCAAATTCGGATATAGATAAATCAAATTCGGAAACTACAAAAGCTGGACTTGAAAAAGCAAAGCAAGCGGCGGAGGATCTGCGACAGTTCCGTAACGATATCCTGCAGGAGGAGCAAGGATTTATCGAGAATACTTTTGAAATGCGAGAGTTAAAAAATCAAGAGACGCTTAACCGGTTGTTGGCTCAAGAGACAGATGCTAAGAAGAGGGAGGAAATTATCCGACTTGCAGCAGAGCAGGAAACAATCGACAAAATAGCAAATATTAGAAACCAGATCCAGGCACTTAACGATGCTGAGGCACAGCTATTAGACGAAAACGGAAAGTTAAAGGTTGGAATAACTCAGTCAGAGTACGATCAAATATTATTAGCTCGTCAAAAGTTATTTACAGACCTTTCAGAAGAAGAAAAAAAGCAAACAGATGATGTTGCTAAGAATGCTGATCAACAGAAAATAATAAAGCAAAAGCAATTTGAAGAAATTGCTGAATATTTTAAACAAGGATTAGATTTATTGTCTGATGTTTTTGATGTAGTTAACGAAAGACAGCAAGCAGCTTTTGATGCAGATATCGAAAGGAGCCAGGTCAGGCAGGAAAGTTTGCAGGCAGAACTTGAAAATAGTACTGGGTTAAGACGTCGTTATTATGAGCAGCAACTTGCAGCTGAGATAGCTAATCAAGCAGCTATCGAAAAAGCAAAAGAAGATGCAAGAAAACGAAACGCTAAAAGAGAAAAAGCAATTGCAATAATTCAAGCAATTATAAATACAGCTCTTGCTATTACATCAGCGTTAAATACAAAGCCATTTGTACCGGCTGGATTAGCTGCAGCAGTTGTAGCAGGAGTTGCCGGAGCAGTTCAGGTTGCAACAATCGCAGCTCAGCCTCTCGCAAGGGGTGGTGTGGTCGGTCAATTGTCCGGAGATATAGTCCAATTCGCAGGCGGTGGGAAAGTAACAAGTTCGGGAAATATAAAGCCACTTTCCAATGGCGATAATGTACTGGCAACACTAAAGACTGGCGAGGTGGTATTGAATAGAGAGCAACAGAGTAGGATCGGATATAATACTTTAAAAGCTGCAAGAATTCCTAACTTTGCGCTCGGTGGTGCTGTCGGTCCTCCATCAGCCTTCCTTCAAGATAATCTTAATAAAGTAGGTGAGGAACAAAATAGGTTTAAAGTTATGCAAGATCTCGTATTAGAAACGCAGGGCCGTATAGACAGGCTCCAGGTCATTTATACTGCCAGTACGGATGACGATGTAGAGAAAGGAAGAAGCGAAAGAAAAGAGATTAGAGCTACAGCATCATTTTAAATAATTCGATATGTACATTAGAGAAATACCATCGGAATACCTGGCAGAGGTTCGTGAAATAAATGCCCGGAATAAAAGTTCACTCTTAATACCATATGAAGACCTTACCCGGCTTTTTTATTTTTACTACAGATATATTAAAGTTTTGCAGAGGGGAGAGAATGCAGAAAAGCGAATGAAGAAAGATTTAAGTTGCTCGTCATGCAAAGGAAAAGTAATAATGTACTTTCGAAATTTAGATCTATGATCATAAACCTAACCAGGGACCGGCAGAAAAATTCAAGGCGATTGTTTTGTCACTTACTTGCTTCTGAGTTACAGGAAAAACTTGGAGAGATACCCAACTTGCAAGCAATAATCTTTTATTTGCTTAAATACAATATCGTTAGACAGTCAGTCATAAATCGCTATGTGATTGTAAAGGTATATCCGGAATATATAGAGAGATTCGGGAAAAAAGCTATTGCAGTAACGGAATTAACAAAGATATTGCCTGTAGAAGAAACAGCTATTTATCATATTTTGGGGAATCACGCTGCATATTTCTTACCTAACAAGTTTGATTTTTAGGGGATAAAAAAAATAATTTACAATTTTATGAAAGTATTTTTCTAAAATGCTTTGTTTTTAAATAAGTAGTTCTATCTTTGTATCAAGATAATCAAAAGGAAATTATTTAAACTACAAAAAACTAACAAAACCGAACTTTTAAATTTTAAACCTTATTACTATGATTGCACATGCATATCTCACACATCTCACACAATCGGGATATGAGACAATAAAAACAGAAGTTAATGTTATAGCGCTAACTCACGAAAAGAGTGCTAACAAACGAGCTGTAATCGAATACAGCTATAAAGGAAAGACAATGAGGCATTATATACCCAGATGCCGGCTAACTTACTTACTAAAAACCGAAACACTATGAGAACTGAAATATATCAAGCAATAATATTTGAAACCGATTTTATCGATGCTGATAAAGAATATACTATAGAAGTATTAGCTAAGCTGGTACCTGCTTACGGTCCCGACGGCGCAGCAAACGATCATCATGAATGGGATATAGTCGAGGTATTCTGTGATGGCAAGAAGACGGACATTGAAAGAATTGCTCATTTGCTTTACTGGAATGAGCAAAGAATGCCGGAAGAGATATTATTACAAAAATTATTATATGCACTAAGTAATCAATGAAGTACTTTGTAATAATACTCTCCGCAGTTGTTATTGAATTTGCCTCAACATTCTATATCTTAGCTGTAAGCGATCAGCAGGTTTTTCAGATGGCATTCTGGGCGTTTGTCGGTCCGTTCTTATCTCTTCCTTTCCTAAAATATCAGATTGAAGCTAAGACAAATTTACAGCGTATTGCTTTGGCTTTTACCTATGGTTTAGGATATGCCGGTGGCGCAGTACTAACACAATTTATAAATCTATAAAAACATAAAACACTATGAAAACTATCCTATTTCTTCTCTTATCCTTACAACTATGCGC